AGAATCGACTTGATCTTCTCGTGCGCCTTCTCTTCCGAAAGATCGGTGCAGGTGCAGATCGCGGCCACGGCGGGCGCGCCCGCCATGATGCGGTCCAGATGTTCCCGGCGCTCGATGCCGCCGCGCTCGGTGTCGGACGGCGAGCCGCCCCACGCCCACGTGCGCTGCAGCCCCCTGCCGGCGCGCACGCTTTCATCCTCCCAGACGAACAGCAGAATGCCGTCCGCATCGTTCGTGGCGCCCCATGACCAGACGGGGTTCCTCAGCGTCGGGTAACCCGCGCGGCGGGCGAATTCGACCTTGCCAACTTTCATTTGCAGTCTCCTGACTTGATGGTCTGTTGCATTTGTCGATCGGCCGGCCGGCGAAGGCGGCCGCCCTCGCCACCGGGGAGCGTGTTCTTCAGCGGCCGGCGGGTGGCGATCAGTTCGCGCTCGATGCGCAAGGCTTCGTCCTCCGAGCCTTCGTATAAACGCTCGATCACGACTTCAGCGTCGTTCTGCAGCGCTTCCGCAAGCTCAATCTGCCAGCGGCGGATGCGGTGCAGCAGGTAGCCTGCTGCGTAGCGCTTGGCGCGCTGCAGGTGCCGCTTGTCACGCACGCCGGAACCTTTGCCGATGTACCAGAGGGTTCCGTTGACGGTGTAGGCGTAGACGTAGCTCATAGCGGCTGCCTGCAGCACGGGCAATAGAGCACGTTCCACTTGGCCGTCATGCGCCAGACAGCGCCGCATTCCCCACAGGTGAATTTCAGGTTGCGCGTGCTCTGCTTCTTGCGCGTGCTCAGGTCGAGCTTCGCGTGCGGGTACGGACCAAGCTCGCCGATGATCGCTTCCAGCACGGCGCGCAGCGCATCGCCTGCGCACATGGTGGTCGGCGCGCCCTGCAGGCCGATCTGCTTGCCGATGGCCACGAAGGGCTTGCGGTGGCCGTGCTCGCAGTCATCGACTGCATGGACCAATTCGTGCGCCAGAACGTCAAGCGCCATCATCCCCTGATCGATTCGCGGGGTGACGAAGATTTCGTTGATGCCGGCAACGCTCGCCGATCGCGCCCAGCACTCGCCGATGCGCTTGCGCGCGCTGCCGCCACCCGGCCACGAGCACGACACCTTGACGGCCGGCAGCGTGTAGCCCGCCGGCGCGAAGACCTTCTCGCCAAGGGCGCGCACGCCAGCGTTCAGCCACTGCTCTCTGGTTTCGTAGTTCACGTTGGACTCCGTTCTCGAACAAAGGGCTCGTCGAATTGACAGACGCAGTCTGAAGCATTTAAACGCTGCTGTCAAGCCCACCGACCGACCGTTCGTCGGCTCGTAAGACTGCGTCTGAACGGTAGGTCCACAAAAAGCCGGCAGGGTGTTTCACCCTGCCGGCTGTTTGCTTTCGCGCCTTGGGAGCGTTACATTCGGTGCCGCGACGCGACCGAGTGGGTATTGTGCACATTCGGCGAAGCGCCGTCAACCAAGGGGCACAATGACCGCAACACCTGAACCGGCTGCTGCGGCAGTCGATAACTCCACCTTCCTCGATGCGGTCTTCGGCCCGGATGCGCCGATAGCGCACATAACGTCGTTTAAACAGCCGCCCGACGCCATCCCGCCGGAGGATCGGGGCAAGTGCTGGAAGGGCCGCCACTTCGCCGCCCTGCTGCCCGACACTGCAGCCAACAACTATTGCGCCATCTCCACCTTCGAGCCCCTGTACGACGAAGCCACGCGGCGCTACCGCCAGGTGCGCCGCAAGGCGCAGTTCCGCGCGGGCCACTGCATCGTCATCGACGATATCGGGACCAAGGTCGAGCCCTCGCGCGTACGGCTGCCGTTGTCGTGGGAACTGGCCACCTCGTCACGCAGCCGCCAAGGCGGCTACATCCTCGACGTTCCCTGCACCGATCAGATGCTCTTCAGCGGCCTGCTGGCGGCGCTGGTGGCGCGCGGCCTGTCCATCGATGGCAAGGACCCCGGCATGAAGGGCGTCACGCGCTACGTCCGGCTGCCCGAGGGGAGGAACAACAAGACCTCCTACGGACCAGCGGCCTTCGTCTGCCGGATGCTCGACTGGCACCCCGAGCGGCGCTACACGATGGCGCAGGTGCTCGCCGCCTACGGCATCACCGAGGCCGAAGCGCGGGCGCTGGGCGAAGGCGTGGGCGGCGAGGGGCGGGATACCTCGCCGAAGGACGATCCTCTGCTGGCGGCCCTGACGGCCGCTGGCCTGTACCGCCGCAAGGGCACCAAGATCGGATGGCACGATGTCACCTGCCCATGGGTCGCCGAGCACTCGGGCGGCGAGGACAGCGGCACGGGCGTTTTCGTCGGCGCGGAAGCCGGACGCTATGGATTCGCCTGCCACCACGGCCACTGCGAGCACCGGACGATCGGCGATCTGCACGGGTGGTTGGCGGAGCAGGCCGCGCCGGTGACGCCCTTCAGTGTGGTGGACGGCGGCAGCGTGGTTCCGCCGCCGTCACTGCCGTCACTGCCGCTCGAAACCTTCGATGCGCCCCTCGACGACAGCGACTTCCACCCCGTGCCGCACCTGATCGATCAGGTGCTGCCCGAGTCCTCGCTGATCTTGCTGTGGGGCGACTCGGGCAGCTACAAGTCATTCCTCGCGCTCGACTGGGCGCTGCATGTTCGCTACGGCATGGATTGGCACGGGCACACGGTGCAGCAGGGCAAGGTGCTCTACCTCCTCGGCGAAGGGCGTGCCGGCTTTCCGAAGCGCGTTATCGCATGGCGCCGGTTCCACGGCATCGGGGAACCGGCCGGTACCGCAGGCGCATTCAGCGTCAACCGCGCGGCCGACGTCGTGCCCTTCGATGCGAAGGCGCCTCCGAAGGTGCACCTCAGCCAGCCCTACTCGCTCGTGGTCATCGATACGCTGAACCGTTGGAGCGCAGGCGACGAGAACGCGGCGGACCAGATGGGCGAGTGGTTACGCCGCGTGCAACACCTGGCCAAGGCTTGCGGCGATGCGGCCGTCCTGATCGTTCACCACGCCAAGAAGGACGGCGTTCTGTATCGGGGCTCGACGGCAATCAAGGCGGCCGTCGATGCAGAGTTCCAGACCGTCGTCGAGACACGGCCGGTCCTGATGCTGAAGCACTGGAAGAGCAAGGACGACGCGATGCTGGACGATCTGTCGCTGACGTTGGAGAGCGTGCCGCTGGGCGCGAAGGCCGACCGCCACGGCCACGTGCGCGAGCATACCTCGCTCGTGGTGAGAAGGGCAACGGGAGAAGAGCAAACGAGGGCCAAGGAGGAATCCGAGCTCCTCGTGCTGCGTGCCGTGCAGGACCTGCACATCGCCGGCGAGAAGGCCACGAAGAACGCGATCTGCGGCCGCGTGAAGGGAAGGAGGGTGATTTTGTTGCAGCGCATCGAAGCTTTGGAGAGGTCCGGAAAGCTGCTGAAAACGGCCGCCGGGGGGTACGTTTTGGCCGCCGGAAACGGGTTCATTGACCGCATGGACGACGCGTTGAGGATTTTTGAATAAAGTGGTTCCCGGTTCCGGAACTGGTTCCCAAATCGGGAACTTCCTATTTGTGGACCGGTTCCCGTGTAGATTTCCTACACGGGAACCGGAACCACCCCCCAAAAAATAAAAAATAAATCGAAAATCGGGAACCGGCGGCGGATTTATTTTGGGGTCGGCCGACGCGCGTGTGTGCGTGTCACGGCGGAGTTAAGAACGGCGCCGCGGCGCCGTTCTTAACTGCGGGTTCGACGCCGGCGGATGAGGGAAAAATGTTGCGTTGCAGCAGGCGGTCGGGTGTCGGGGGTTGCGGCGGCCGGGTGTCGCGCGTTGCGCTGCAGCAGGCGGCCGGATGTCGAGGGCTGCGCCTCAGGCGCCTTCTCCTGCTGCGGCCGGATGCCCCTACGGCTTGCGTACAGCCCGCAGGAGGCGTCGACGCCGAGTGGCCCTTACGGAGACCCGTCCGGCACCGGCGAACGCCTCTGGCGCCTTCTCCTGCGGCGGCCGGGCGTCGAGGGTTGCGGCGCCCTGCGGGGAAGAGTAGGCTTGAGATAGGGTCGAACGATAGGGAACGTTGAAGTGCCCAGACAGCAAAAATATACTGAGGCGGCCGCTTTGCTGCACACGGAACAGGTGCGCGCACGAGCGAAGATTCAGGTCGGCCGCATCGTCGGCGTGGTGCATAACATCATGGACGGCGACCTCGGCACTGGCGTTGATGCAGTGGCGCGCGCCAACGTTCGACTCGCTGCGGCGAAGCTCTTGCTTGCGAAGGCGTTGCCCGACTTGTCGAGCGTCGAGCACAAGGGAAGCGTCGACGGCGCGATCACCATCACGATCAAGAAGCTTGCATGATGGCCATCGTCAACATCAAGCACTCGCTGTTGCGTCGTTGCGTTCTTGTGCTGGCCATCGTGCCGGTGTGCATCATCGCCATGCTGTGGCGCGCGTTGCGAGGCGGCGCAGAGGTGTTGCGCGAGGCGCCGGATGCGTTCCGCATCGCGTGGCGGGGCCGATGATGCTGCGCTACGTGTCGCGTTCTCCGCTCTACTGCGGCCACTGCGGCAGCAAGATCGAGACGCTGCAGCAGCTTGATGCGCGCCGCCGGCTGCTCGCGTGCGTGCAGGACGGCTGCGAGCGTCAGCACGTGGCGTTCGAACACGCAGACGAGCTGCACTATGCCGTGGCGCACGAGTCCGCATGAACATCACGCTGCCCAACGGGTACACGCCGCGCGAGGTGGCGCAGAAGTCGGCGATGCGTTACTTCGACGCCGGCGGCTTGCGTGGCGTCTACTGCTGGCCGCGTCGCTTCGGCAAGGACCTGACCTTCCTGCACCAGACCGCGAAGGCCGCGCATCAGCGCGTTGGCATGTACCTTCACACGCTGCCGAATCACAAGCAGGCGCGTAAAGTGATTTGGGACGGCATCGACAACGAGGGCAAGCGCATCATCGACACGGTCTTCCCGCGTGAACTGCGCGAGTCGCAGAACGAAACCGAGATGAAGATTCGGCTCAAGAACGGTTCGCTCTGGCAGCTCGTGGGCAGCGACTACTACGATTCAATCGTCGGCGCGAATCCGGTCGGCCTGTGCATGAGCGAGGCGGCGATCAGCGATCCGCGCTCATGGGACTACTTCCGCCCGATGCTCGCGGCCAATGGCGGCTGGGCCGCGTTCTTCAGTACCCCTAGGGGTATGAACTGGTTCTATAAACTTCTCAAGTACGCGAAGACCGATCTGCTTTGGGACTGGTCGCACGTCGGCGTCGCCGACACGCAGCACATCGCCCAAAGCGTGCTGGATGACGAGCGCCGGCAGATGCCCGAGGAACTGTTCCGGCAGGAATACGAGTGCGACTTCAGCGCGGCGAACGTCGGCGCGATCTTCGGGCGCTACATCGAGCAGGCCGAGCGCGAGGGGCGCATCGGCGCGCTCGATGACGACAACGCGGGCTGCAGCATCGTCGTCAGCAGCGACATCGGCTATCGCGACAAGGCCGCCTTCTGGTGGTGGCGCGTGATGCGCGGCGGCGTCGAACTGTTCGACTTCGTCGAAGGCAGCGGGCGCGATGCCGAGGAGTGGATCGACACGCTGCGCACGCAGCACGCGCGCGCCGACGTGCTGGTGCTGCCGCACGACGCCCGCGCGCGCACGTTCCAGTCGCGGCATACGGTGGCCGAGCAGTTCGTTCGCAGTGACGTTGCGGATCGCGTCGTCGTCAACGCGCAGCGCAAGAAGCAGGACAGCATCAACGCAGGGCGCACGGTGCTGCGCAAGGCGCGCTTCGACGGTGAGCGGTGCGACGTTGGCATCGACGCTTTGCGTAGCTACCACTTTCGCTATGACGAAGAGCAGCGTTGCTTCAGCAGCGAGCCCGAGCATGATTGGTCGAGCCACGCGGCCGATGCGTTCATGGAAGGCGCCGCGCATGTCGGCGAATTGCGCGAGCCCGATCCCGTGCCGCGAAGCACCTTGCGCACGGGCTTCGACAGTCAATTCAACCTCGATGAACTGCACGACGCGAACGCGTGGCGTCACCACGGGAGGATGACGTGAGCATCAGCCTTGACCCGAGTTCGAGCATGTTTCAGGCGTCGCCCATTCGCGACCCGGCGGACCTGACGCCGTACCAGCGCTGGCTGGTGGAGATTGCCTACGCCGAGGCGGAACTGTCCAAGTTCCACGAGCGCGGCCGCACCGTGCTGCGGCGATACCTCGACGAGCGCGACGCCATCGACCAGATGCAGAAGTGGTTCAACCTCTTCCATGCGAATACGGACATCCTGAAAAGCGCGCTGTACGCGCAACTGCCCAAGCCCGTAGTGTCGCGGCGCTTCAAGGACTATCAGGACGACGTGGCGCGCGTCGCTGGCACGATCCTTGAGCGCAGCCTTGCGCGCGACCTCGACGACCCGCGCGACATGTTCGACAGCGTGATGCGGCATGCCGTCGAGGATCGCCTGCTGCCTGGTCTGGGCACCTGCTGGATCAGGCTCGAAACCGACACGGTGGACGAGGCGGCCGAAAGCCCGGTCGAGGGCACGGCCGAGGCGGGCGAGGGTCTGGGCGAGGGCAACGAAGCGGCGCCCAACCACGGCTTCCGCACCGGGGCCGCGCCCGACGCGCCGCAGGGCGCGCCGGTCTACAAGCGCATCACCGATCAGCGCGTGGTGGTTGACTATGTCTTCTGGCAGGATTTTCTCTACTCGCCGTGCCGTGTCTGGTCCGAGCGGCGTTGGGTCGGCCGGCGCGCCTACATGACGCGCGACGAACTGAAGCGGCGCTTCGGCGAGAAGGGCGAAGCGGTGCCGTTGAACTACAAGCCGAAGGACTACCTCACCGTGCCCAGCGGCGTTACGCCGACGCACGAAGCGCTGAGCAAGGCCGTCGTCTACGAAATCTGGGACCGCGACAAACGCAAGGTCTACTGGTTGTGCAAGGACTACCCGGAACTGCTGGACGAGAAGGACGACCCTCTGCAGCTTGTCGGCTTCGAGCCGTGCCCTATGCCGATGTTCGCGAACGTCACGACATCGAACTGCGTGCCGCGCCCCGACTTCTACATGCTGCAGGACCAGTACAACGAACTCGATACGGTAAACAACCGTATCAGCATGCTGGTGCGCGCCTGCAAGGTCTGCGGCGTTTACGACCGCGCGGCCGAAGGCGTGCAACGGATGCTGCAGGAGGGCTTTGACAATACGCTCATCCCGGTCGACAACTGGGCCGCCTTCGCCGAGAAGGGCGGCGTCAAGGGTCAGGTGGATTGGTTGCCGCTCGATACGGTGATGGCCACCATGGAGCGCTTGTACGCGGCGCGCGAGGCGATCAAGCAGCAGATCTACGAGATGACCGGCATCGCCGACATCGTGCGTGGGCAGAGCAAGGCCAGCGAGACGCTCGGCGCGCAGCAGATCAAGGCGCAGTTCGCATCGATCCGCATCAAGACACTGCAGGATCAGGTCGCGCAGTTCGCCACCGAAATCCTGCGCATTCGCGCGGAGATCATGGTCAAGCACTTTGACGCGTACATCCTGCTTAAGCGTTCAAACATCCTGCAGGTGGAGCCCGAGCCGTTGGTGGCGCAGGCTGTCGCGCTGCTGCAATCGGAAGAAGGCTTCGAGTGGCGTGTCGAGATCACGGCCGACTCGCTCGCGCAGGCCGACTACGCGATGGAAAAGCAGGATCGCGTCGAGTTCATCGCAACCGTCACCCCGTTCATCGAAAAGGCGGGGCAGATGGCGCAGGTGGTGCCCGAGGTCGCGCCGTTGCTGGTTGGCATGTTGAAGTGGGCCGCATCCGCCTTCCGCAACACGTCCGAGATCGAGACGATGCTCGATCAGGCACTCGACAGCCTGCAGAAGCAGCCGCCGCAGCAAAAGCCCGACCCGCGTCAGGAACAGGCGCAGGTCGAACTGCAGATGCGCCAGCAAGAGCACGCGCTCGACATGCAGAGCAAGCAGGCCGACGTTCAAATGCAGCAGGCCAAGGCGATGATCGATCTGCAGAGCAAGCGCACGTCGGCGCAGATCGAGCAGCAGCAGGCGATGCAGCAGGCGCGGATGAAGGAAGCCGAGATGCAGATGGATTTCCGGCGCATGGTGGCCGAGAACGCTGCGGCGCTGCTTAATCCGCCGAGGCAATGATGGACCGCGAAGCCCTGCTCGGAGTGCTGCGTTCTGGCCGTGACGTGACGGGCGCGCCGACGTACCTGAAGGGCGGGCGGCCGATCACCGAAAGCGAAGCGCAGATGCTGCGGCAGTACGTCAACCTGTTGCGGATGCAGCAGGCGCAGGACGAAGCGCCGTGACGCGCAGGCGCTGGGTGTACGTCGACGGGCAGGCGCATGAGGTGCCGCTCGACTACGTGGCGGAGCCGCGCGCGGGCTACCCGCACGTGCGCGGCGACCTGCCTGACTTCGTCTCGCCCATCGACGGCAAGACCTACAGCGGGCGCGTCGGCTTGCGCGAGCATTGCCGACTGCATAACGTTGTCCCAACGGCAGATCTGCAAGGTCTGCCGCCGAAGCCCGCCGTCGCTCCCTACGTGCCCGACCGCGCCGCGATCCGCGAGCGCGTCGTGCACGAGGTGCGGCGGCGGAAGATGCTCTAACCGTGAGGTAGCCAATGCCAGAACTGCGTGAAGCGCTTGAGGCAGCGATAGAGAAGGTCGAATCGTCGGAGCAAAGCGCGCCCGCGGCGCAAGCCGCACCGCCGGTCGAACCGCCACCGTCGCCGTCGCCCGAGCCGCCGTCGGCCGAGCCGCCGTCGGCCGAGCCGCCGGCCGAGCCGCAGCCGCAGCCGCAGCCGCAGCCAGCCGAGCAGCCGGTCGAGCAGCCGACCGAGCCGCAGCCGCCCGCCGAGGAAAAGGACGAGGAAGAACCGCAGGAGCGGGGGCAGCAGCGCTTCAGCGTTCATCGGGCGCCGCATTCGTGGCAGACACAGGAAGCGAAGGACGCGTGGCGGCACGTGCCGCACGCGGCGCGCGCGGAGATCATCCGGCGCGAGCGCGAGGTAATGCGCGTGCTGGGCGAAAGCGGACAGGCGCGGCAGGTGGCCAAGCGCTTTGCGGAGGTGATCCGCCCCTACGAGGCGCGCATCCGTTCCACTGGGCTCGATCCTCTGCGCGCGGTGGACGAACTGATGAAGGCCGATCACGTGCTGTCCACCGCAGCGCCCGCCAAGAAGGCGGCGTTGGTGGCGCAGATCGTCAAGGAGTACGGGGTCGATATTGCGGAACTGGACAGCGCGCTCGCGGGCCAACCGTCGGGCGATCCCGTGGCCGAGCGCGTCGAGCAATTGGTGCAGCAGCGGCTGCAGCCGTTCCAGTCATTCGTGCAGCAGCAAGCGCAGTTCGAGGCGCAGCG